TCTAAATATCAATAAACTCACTCATACTCCAATGAAAACATTCCACCAATTTATGGAACAGATTCCTCATGTAGGGCAAACACAGATGGATGTAATGAGAGCACGTCAAGGTGAGATTGCTAAACGTCAAAATCGCAGACATGTACATAGAGAATTAGAGCACCGTGCTGATAGAGAGATTGCCGATAAGGAGAAAGTATATCACCAATCATAAAACCAATAATATTTTTTATAAGTGTACTTGTGTGGATTGAGTAGACTGTTTCTAATACCACTTACGTTATTAGTTCCAAAGTATCTACCTGCCTCATTTATACTTTCAAAATGAATCTCATCCCAAGTCTTTTTATGAACACCCTTTATGGGTGTTTTATTTGTTTTAGTGTCTAATCGTTTCCATCTATAACCGTATGCTTTAGTTCCATTTGATGCTGCCATATGAATATTTGCATTTGCTTCTTTATTTCCAGCAACTTCTAATGCAGCTGCCGTAAAACTATTCCATATTCTTTCTTCGCCTGTTTCTACATTGATACCCATGACTCTGATTGAAGAATGCTTACCATTGCCTCTGTTTTCTTCTAACATAAAACCCCAAGGTTTATCAATGATTCGCTTTTTCTTTTCTATAACTACAACTTCTTCTTTTTTTTCTTGAATCACAGGGCGATTAATTGTATTATATCCACCACTGTCTTCGTATGTATTGTATTGTTCTATCCAATATCTTTCTTTTTCATTTAATAGACTCTCATCACACTCATCTATCTGTTTAATCAAGAACTTATTGACACCATATTTACGGAATGCTCTATGTAATGGTAAGGATGACATCTTATTTGCTTCTGAGATATGCTCCTGCCATTGCTTATTCATTGATTTCATGGTTTGACCCACGTATTTCTGACCATTTTCTTTGTTAATGATGAGATAGATGATTCCCTGTGCCATATGAACGTAGAACACTGCTGCTTATTTATAGAACAGTTATGTTTTCACATAGAACAGAATAAAAAATGGTGTTGTGAGGGTTTTCTGACCTAATGTTGAGAAAAATATATGTAAGAGATGTATAAATTTGTATAATAGTAGTGTTATATGTCGATAATACTTTTAAATACTTTTAAATGCTTATGAATACTTTTAAATGTGTCCAGGAATGTGTCCAGGAATGTGTCCAGGAATGTGTCCAGGTCTTGTGACCTTTACCTGCCGATTATAACACGCAGAGGTTTCAAAAGTCAACCCCCCACCCCATAAAAATCCTGAGACCCACACAAAAATCTAGTCGAGACCGCACAGTCATATAATGCTAACATAGTATCATAAATCTAGTCGAGAATCATATATAGATTCATGAATCTCGACGAGACCCGCATCTAGTACTTGCATCTCGACGAGCATTATGCTACAATAACACAGTCACTCACAGAATCTCGACGAGCTATGTACGACGACTACGATCTCGACTATACATTCACATACGAGAACGCACTAGATCTAGAGGACTCATATGCACTAGATCTAGATGAGGATTATGCGCGAGATGGGCAAGATTACGAATCACTTGCATATCGACACTACGCCTGATATCATCTAGTACACATCACACAAGACCTATGCGAACGACACATAAGCGCCTAGTACAGGTTACACTTGACCTAGTGTGTTATGATGACCTAGATCTAGAGAATATGGACTGGAGAGAGATTCTAGAACTCGAAGGTGACGAAGAAGTGCATTCTAGCATAAGGGATTATAGTGATTTGTATTAATATGACACTTCTTTACGTGTCCAATCATTATAATGCATTATAACGTTAGCGTTATATGTGACACTTAAGCAACTGGCACAACCCCCATTGCAAACCACGTGGAAGTGAGTTATGTTACTCAAGTCGTCGCAATTCCCCCGATGGTTTTTCTGACCCTACCCGAATTTGGTTGTGTGTTTACTCTGTCTCAGGAAGATGGCGATGAGCTCTATTATGCTCCAATCTACGCTGATGGTAATGTAAATCTGGAAGAATTCTCTCCAGTCGATATGGACAGTGCCGATATGGATGAGATGGAACTTTATGATATCCGTAATCGTCTAATTGCAATGTGCCAAATCTGAAACTGGCACAATAGGGGTTGCAGGGTCCCCGAAACCCTGATATATTACATTCGTTCGCAACTGAAACCCAATGTGCGGTCCTGTGTTTGATTATTCGTTCGAAGATTATCTGAATGATGCAAGTGATGAGCAATGGGCAGAATGGGAACAAAAGGCATCCGAACTTGAGCTGCCCCTGGATTATTACGTAATGGAGTTTGTTTGATGTATAGCGAATTTGATTTTCTTAATGAAGAACTTTTGGAACGTCCTTTTCATAGTGGACCTGTTCCTAAACCTTCTCTATCTTACAGGAATTTCCGTGAGATTCAAAAACTTAATAAGCGTATGACAGTTCAGAAAGTGTCCACTGGGTCTTGACCTGAGCATCAAACCCTGCTACATTACATTCGTTCCTGAGAAATCCAGCAATGCAAACCACCTACCGTGTGATTGGTTTCGGTGAGAATGAGCATGGGTTCTTCAACCAGTTTGCATTCACCAGCACTATTGGTTATGCCTGCGGGATTTATAATGCACACCTGCAGGATCCTGAAATGGATGGTGCAGTTATCATCCGTGTTCGCCATGAGGATTGGGAAGTCATTCAGGAATTCAGTGAGTATCCTGTTTCCGTTGTAATGGGTCCTGTGGGCAATCTGAAGGTGGAGAAGGCACCTGATCTGGTGATGGTGTGACAGTCCACTAACTGGCACATAGGGACGCTACAGCGTCCCTCACCCCTGCTACATTACATTCGTTCCTGAGACACCAACCAATGTCCGTGACCCTGACCGTGAATTTCAAAGAAGTCTACGCTACTGAGACTGTTGAGTTCATTGACAATCTTCTGGAGGAAAACTATGCTCTGGAAGATATGATTGAGTTCATTGACAATCACAATGAGAACGATTTCGTATCCTATTATGAAGAATACGTTCGTGTCGGTGAGGCAATTGGTTATGAGGCAGTTGATGCTCTGATCTCTGAAATGGGTTGCCTTTCGTACATTGAAGATTGTGATGAGCGTTATCAGGGTTTCTTTGAAGATGAAGCAGAGTTTGCTGAACACTTCTACAATGAAATGGGTTCTTATGTTCCCGAAGGCATTGTAGTGGATTGGGAAGCAACGTGGGAGCAATCGTTGCGTTATGATTTTACTGCTTGCTCTGATGGTTCGAGTTATCGTCCCTGCCATATCTTTCGTGATATGTGAAATCTAGTTTAGAGATCTAGTTGAGACATCAACTAGATCTTTTTCGTATCAATCTAGTACACATCTAGTTCTATCAATCTAGTACACATATACACATCTAGTTTACATCATATATCATATACACATCTAGTTACACACATGCGGCACATAGCCCGCCTAGTGCAAGAATATGTGCCTCACCCCACTCACCCCTTCCCGCACCATGTATATGTGCTTTATTATACTTAACTCATAACCCTTCGGGTTATACCTTCGGTATCCCTTTAAAGTATAATTAAGTAGCTAGATCCTTATCTTCATCGGTAACAAACCTAGTCTACTCATTATATTCTAGATTGTCAAGCCCCCCCCCCCTGGTCCAGTTGTTGAAGTGTCACAGACCCCCTTGCAACCTGCTGGGGTTCGTGCCATACTACATTCGTGGTTGAGGAATTCTCTACACTCACCTCCCACACCCTGATGTTATGAAACTCTTTGCTTCCAAGTTCACTCAAACTCTTCTGTTCAATGTTGCAACCATCTCCGCAATCGTTGTGGGTATTGTACAGTTTGCTGTTCGTGCCTACAATGAGAACAACGGCAACGAAAAGGTTCGTAAGGTAATGCAAACTGTTCTGGTGTTCATCAACACGAACACTGAGCGCCTTATGGTACAACTTACTGAACCCATCACTGTGCCGGTTCAGCAACTGTCCACCAAACGTGCCAAGCGGTCCTGAGACCTGCTACATTACATTCGTTCCTGAGGGAAACACCCCATGACACTCATCGCTGACAAGTTCAACCTCTACACTTCTGTGAGTGAGCACGATTACAAAACTCAATCGTGTGCAACTTGGGTTGACCATTATAACTTCCTGGCGACACTTTCGTGGAACACTGATGCTGAGCGTCAACAGTTTGAGTATGAAATGACTGACTACCTCTGCTATGATGTCTGACATCTGAGATAATGGGAACGGCAGCGCCCTATAAAGACTGCCACCAAATCTTTGCTTTTTAAATCTAAATGATGAACTTCACTTCCTCCGCTATCGACAACATCGTGATTGGTGACAATGACAATGTAACTGTTACCTTCCGTGGTGGTCGGGATTACATCTATTCGTGCTCTGATGTTGCTGGTTTTCAGAATGATCTGAAAAATGTGGTTGAAGAGAATGAATCCGTGGGTAGTTTCGTGAACCGTGCCATTCGTGCTGAACTGCTGCAACCTGTGACGGTCTGACAAGTGGCACAAGGGGGATTGACCTCCCCCCACATCCCTGATACATTACATTCGTTCCTGAGGCATACACTGATGTTTGACGAACTCTGGTCTGAGATTCAAGATGCCCCTGGTGAAATCTTTGACCTGCCTGAACTTCGTGACCTGGATGAAGAAAATAAGTTCGATGTCAATGAGTATCTGAACGGAAACTACGACTACTGAATCTCATGTATCGTTCCCTTTCCGAACTTCGTAATTCAATCAACCAACTGATTGAACAGCAGGGTGAAGATGCACCGTGCGCTGCGTTCGTATTCACCAAAGAAGATGTGTTTTATTGTGATGAAGATTATAATGAGCATTATATGAATGATGCTGATAGTAATAATGTTCTGAGTATGGTTGGTTCCTGTGGTTATATCTACGAAAGAGTGGGTGATATTATTGAGGATGAAGTCCTCCGTGTTCGTAACAAAGTAACCACCTGACAAACTGGCACAAGGGGGGTTGTGGTGCCCCCCTGTTCGTGCCATACTACGTTCATCAGCAAAGGACACCGATGCCCGACAAAGAAATCTCTCCCGCAGCATCTGCTATCCTTGACGCACTGAATGAAGTGAGCTGGGATTGGTCTTCAATGGAACAATCTTGCCCCCGAACAATTGCTGCCGCTGTTCTTCGTGCTGCTGCAAAAGAGATGTATTTCAAAGAGGATGTAAAGATCCTGAATGAACTTGCAGATGAATTGTGACACCCTGAGAACTGTCACACACCCTCTTGTGCCGCCCGCGATTCCGTGCCATACTAACAGCATGAAAAACAAACACCTTGAGCACCCCGAAGACACCATCCTCACGGGTGACCTTTCCGTGTTGGACTGGTTCGTGACCCCTGGCACCCTGTCTGTTAAGATTGACGGAGCTCCAGCAATCGTATGGGGCACGAATCCTGCCACTGGTAATTTCTTCGTTGGTACTAAATCTGTCTTCAATAAGAAGAAGATTAAAATTAACGAATCTCACGAACAAATCGATCAAAATCACGAAGGAAATGTTGGACAAATTCTTCACCGTTGCTTTGATTTTCTGCCTCGCGCAGCTGGCATCTTCCAAGGTGATTTTGTCGGGTTTGGGGGTTGCACTGAATACTGCCCAAACACAATTGTCTACAAGTTCCCCGCAGTAGTTTCTCAGCAAATTATCATTGCACCTCACACCCGTTATGATGCTGAGAACGACCTTCGTGATGCTGTAGCGTATCCTGATAATTCGGTCTGGACTGATACCGAAACGGTAAAGTTCGTGAAACCTGAAGCATACATTCTACACAATCAGGAATCCTTCGCTGATGTTGAGGAAGTGTGCAAGTTCGCCCGTCAGATGGCAACTGCTGTTCAGTTTGTGACTGATAGGAAAGCAGCAGAGATTAAAAAGCAAATCAATGCCCGCATCCGTGAGGGTATGCGTGTTCATGAAGATGATTTCGAGTGTGACCCTAACCTGATTCGTTTGTGGATTCTGGTTAAATCTATCAAGGAAGATTGCCTCTATCTGTGCCGCAATAATGGTCCTGCAGCATACATCGGCACTGACCGAATCGATGCCGAAGGTTATGTGATGACCAATGAGTTTGGTATGTTCAAACTGGTCAAT